GGTAAGCCTTGGCCACCCATAAAAATACTCTCATATAGAGAGTATTTATCTTAAGAAAACTTATTTAACATCTAATGGTCGCTGTTTAGTAGCAACTATACAATAAAATTTCTCTTTAGCTGTTATTTTCTTTTCCGGATCTTCTGGATTGGGGAATTCTACATCAAATTCAAAGTTTTCAAATTTGTCAATATTGAATCCAGTACGTACAATCAATGCTGCTAGTTGATTTTCACCTAAAATACTATAGTGATTTAGATTTTCTTCATGCTTTCTTTCGCATCCGGGCTGCGGAACTTCAATGTAAATCTTTCCGTACTGTTTAAGAACACGATTGTATTCCATTAAACTAAAGATAGGATATGGGCTATGTTCTAATGCATGGCGTAAGAATAGAAAATCTACTGATTCGTCATAGTAACCTTCACTTTGTGGAAGAAAACTTAAGTCATACTTTTTAATTGTATGACCATTATCTTCACAAATTTTAATATCTCCGGGACTTAATGTTACTCCAGTCAAATCAGTATAGCCACGTGATTTCATTTCGTTTAAGAAGTAGCCCGGGCCACAGCCTAAATCTAAGATTTTACTATCTTTTGGAAGATTTAATGGATCAATGTATTGTTTAACTACAGTTTCAGTTAATGCTTTGTGCATCTCGCTATCACCTTCTTCATAGATATGAGCGGTGTATAACCATTCGTTGTAAAATTTAAGTTTAATTAAATCTAGTGTTTTGTTAATATCGATTAGCATCAAGAATCCTATAATTTGATATAATTACTTATTCTAGGATTTGATGTTCTGATTATTTTCTTTTGTAACCTTTAAATGGCTTTGCTATACTCTGGACGTTTGTGTCCGGTAATTCTGTGCTTTCATCATCGCCGTGATTCAAGTCCGTTATATCGCTACCAACTGCTTTATATGCTTGCTTGAGCATTTTTGATTCCATGTCGGTGTATGGATGTGCAGTGTTGTAGCGGCCACTCCATGTTTCAGCATCTAATTCTAATGGGGTGGTTCCGTCCGCACATGCGACAGCCATCATAATGCGATTCAATTCATAGGTACGGTCATATCCGCCCGGGTCACGAAACTTGTGCAATCCACGACTAGCAAAAGATTGACGCTTAGTGGGTTTAGCAACTGTGCGTTCTGTTAAAAATTCACTTGCTCTCATTTTGGATAACCTTTAAACGCTTTAACTGGACTAGTTTTAACTACGTCCGGTGCTTCTTCACTTTTCTTAGTGCTGATTAATACTTTAGTACCCGGAACACCTGTTTCTTTCATTGCATAGTCAATATCTTTTTCAATCTCACCGTCCATATATGAACTTACAATCATGTTCTCTCCCCATGGAGTTTCTTTTTCAAAATTATAAGCCGGTATACTATCTTGCACTCTTTCTAATTGACCACGAGCGCCGGCTAATGCTACCCCAAAGCGATATTGTTTATAGAAATCACTGTTAGGCAAACCTGGAATAGTATATGTACCCGACAATGCTCTGGCAACATCAACTGATAATGCAGCACGGCTTTCTGTTATGAATTCTTTTGCTCTCATATTATGATATCAGATTCTGTTTGAAGATCCAAATCGTTTTCTGTTTCCATCACAATATCAGTATAACCATTCAATAGAATATTCAATCCTGGAATAGTTTCTCCTGTCCATGTGATTTGTGATGAGATAAAATGAAATAATGTAGCAGAATTATTTGTTAATGGAGTGACTAAAATGCGAACATTTGAATCAACTAAATCCATGTTGTATTGTGTAAGATAGTTTCCATTGAAGATTGTACTATGCCCATTCCATTTAACTCCGGATCCGTCATTGAGTATACTAGCATTTAATGTAATATTTTGACTATCCATGTTATCTAGGTTTTGAGAATTAATTTGAAATGTTCCCTGTGTAAATGCATTAGAAGGGGTTTCAAATATAACTTGTGCAGTATTTCCTACTGTCTCTGCATTACTAGTAAAGAATCCTGTGCTATATAATTGTGAAAAATTATTGTTAATCTTCTGAAAAGCTGTACGTAACGGATCACCTTCCCCGTCATTGGGTTGAGCACCTATATTGATTATTTCTTGCGTCATCTCTATATCCTAAACTATAGTGTATTTATCACTTTAGTCAGAATTGACCTGCTCAAAAATCTTCTTCTGCTCGGTATACCACTCTAGTATTGCTTCTAATTGAGCCGCACATTCGTGTCTTGTAGCATAGTTTTTTGCTACAACTTCCATTAAATTGCTTAATGTTGTAGTTTTACCCTCAATTGTTTGTAAAGGTTTGCAGGTTTGTGTCAGTGGTTCTGGCAATTCAGGGAACTTCTGCTGCACAGGAACTACTGTACTACATGCTGATAAAAAGATTACCGATAATAGTAGTAGTTTTTTCATTTCTTTGGAGCCAATATCATCGGTGGAGTAGCCAATTGATTGTGTAAATCAGTAGGAACTTCTATCTGTTTCTTTAACAATGTAGGATCATTCTTTGCTGCTGCGTTGTGGGTAGTGATAACTATCTCAGGGATTTCGCAGATATTGTTATATTTGACAATTTCCCTGTCAATAAATTGTACTATGTCATCACCCTTTTCTTTGATTACTTGCTTCTTGGTAAGTATCTTGGTGACAACTTCTGTGTTTACTTTCTGTGATTCGGTCTCGGCTTTAGCAACTTTAGCTTCCATTTCTTTGACCTTAAGCTGCCAAACTGCTTGGTCAGCTAATCCGCCCTCTAAGTATAAGCCAAGACTTAATACTAAGATACTGATAATCTGTATAGGAAGTTTATACGGGGCGATGAAGGGAACGAACCCTAGAACAAATCCAGCGATAGTTCCTACAACACCGACAGTAAAGATGATATGAGTTACATAATCAGGAAGATATGATAGAATCCACATTCATATATTTATCTTTTGCTGAAGTATGGATCATTAATTAACCACTCATAATATTTCTGAAATCCTTCAGCTACATCAACTTTAGGATCATACCCAAAGTCTCTACGTGCAGCATCAATGTTCAATGCTCCCCGTGATGGGAAATCACTGTCCTTGGGATAAACAGATAGTGTACCGCCACCTGCTAATTTTAGTGCCATTTGTGCAGCTTCTAATAATGTGACGCTATGGCTCTTTGTAATATTGTATGTTTTGTTCTCGGTGTTATCGCTTAGTGTAGCCGCAACAATTCCATCAGCGGCGTCATCAACATAAGTAAAGTCTAGTGTTTCTTTTTCACCGTTTACTTTTATTGCGTCACCTCGCATTGCTGTAAGTAAGAATTTACTGATAACTCTATCTTCTACATCAAGTGGACCGTATACTGCACTTGGACGAATAATAGTATATACAAGATTAGTTTTGCGAGAATAATCACGCACTAGCCACTCACCTGCTAATTTCATAATGCCATACTGACCTTGCGGTTTACAAATAGCATCTTCTTTTACATCGTCCGTGAAGTCTCCGTATACCATTGAACTACTAAGATATATAAATTTACGGACTTCGTACTTATTAGATAATTCTAATAAATTTAGTAACCCTTCACTCATTGTACGACTGCCCAATGCTGGATTACTATTAACTACTTTCTGCCTAGGAAAGCTAGCCATGTGAATAACAATTTCGGGTTCTTCAATATGAAAGACATTATCCATTTCCCCAACATCTGCAATATCTTTGTTATAGATAAAACTTAAGGTGTTAATAAATTTATCATTAACAACTTTCTTTTCTCGTTCGCTTATAAGATAATCAATTTCACTTTGAGGTATAATACCATAATTAGTTTTGTTATCAACAATTGATACTTGATGTCCCAAATCTTGTAATCGTGTGACTACGTTATGTCCAATAAGTCCAAGTCCACCTGTTATTAATATATTCATTTATACTTTAAACTCCAAAATACGTAATCTTTTGATTTAAGAAAGGCATGTATTGTGTATGAGTAACCATATACCATTGGATCGTGATATCTTTTCCAAATTGGAGCCGGCTTACTGTTTTCCATAAGCCATTGTCCTTCTTCTGTTTGTTGCCATTTCCAAATTGGCTCAGCAACATACAAATCAGGATCTTCTACATCACCCATCTTAATGGTGTGTACTACGCATTCAATTGTATCTGGTTCTAGTGTCATACTGCCATATCTGCTTTAATAGCAGTATAGCACTTGTATTCAACTAACTCAATATCTTTGGGCATAAAATCATCTATGTTTTTTATAGCTTGATTAATTTTCAATGTGGGCAATGGTAATGGTTCACGGCTCAATTGTTCTTTAACTTGCTCAACATGGTTAGTATAGATATGTGTATCACCTGTGCTGATAACTAATTCAGCTACACTCAATCCACATACTTGTGCTATTAAATGAGTGAGTAACGCATAGCTAGCAATGTTAAAAGGTAAACCAAGAAAAACATCCACACTACGCTGATACATATGGCAAGATAATTCTTTATTTTTGTTGACATAGAATTGGCATAACACATGACATGGTGGCAATGCCATTTGGTCTAACTCACCCGGGTTCCATGCAGTGAGTATATGTCTACGACCATTGGGGTCATTTTTAATACCCTCTATTAGATTTTTTAATTGGTCAATTTCTTTATGATGTATACTACCTTTACGATTGTATGTAGAGCCAAACTCATCCATAAAGACTTCGCTTTTATGTGATACAGGAGTAAGCCAATGTCTCCATTGTACTCCGTACACACGACCTAGGTCACCCTCAAACTTTGCTTTAGGTTTCCAGTAACTTGCTAATGCGTTTGGTGTCCAGATAGTAGCAACACCATCACGGGTACCATGTGTAAGTTCTGCTAATCTGCGTTCATCTCGGCTACCCTCAATGAACCAGATTAGTTCTCCTACACACGCTTTCCAAGCAAGTTTTTTAGTTGTGACGGCTGGAAAACCCCTACGCAAATCAAAGCGAAGGTGACGTCCAAACACACTAATAGTCCCAGTGCCAGTTCTATCATCTTTTGTTTCTCCGTTTTCTAGAATATCTTTTAATAATTCTAAGTATTGTTTCATAGTTTATTCAATAGTTTATCTGTTTCAGGCTGTACTGCATCGGCAATATTTTGTACATTAAGTATAAACTCAACACCAACAACCATGTCATCTAATTCTTGTAATTTTCTACTTACAATTTCCTCTATCTGATCTGGGTCTAATCCTTGAGTTAAAAACTTTTCAATGTTTATAGTATGTTGTTTTTTACCTTGTAGTTTGACTACTAATTTCTTAATAAACTCTACGGGTATTTTATTTTTCTCAACATCTTCAAGGATATGTTCCCACTTTTCGATGAAGTCTGGGCTCATTATGCACTAACTTTTGCTCTTGTTTTCTTTACCTTAGGCGCAGGTGTTGCCACGGGGGCTTCAACTACAACTGCTTTCTTAGATGCTCTTGGCTTCTTCTCCATTACAGGAGGATCCATTTGTGCTGCTTGCTTCAATAGGGCTTGGCTTTCAGCCATCAATCCTTTAGCCTCTGCTTCCATTCTAGCTGCTTGTTGACGCAAATTGTTTGCTAATGCAGTATCACCTAATGCATCATTGCTACTAGCTATTAACGGCGGTGTTTGAACCTTAGCATCACGGGTTTTGTTTTCACGTTGTCTACGTGCTACCTCAGCCGGTGTTTGCATTCCTCTGCTTTGATCAATATCGGCCATGCGTCTTACAGCATCTTCACCTTGCTTCATCTCAGTCAAAATTTTATTAAGTTCATTTAACTTGATTTTGGTTTGAGGATTTGGGGTGACAACAATATTCTCTGTGTTTACTTTCTTTAGTAAACCTTCAGCATGTAATACTTGTAAGATAGGACGACCATCTAAACCCAATGTGCGGTTTAGTGCATCACTTAATGATTCAGAATGTTGCCCAATATCA